ATTGATAATGCAAGTAATACAGAAAACTTGTATGTGTTTGATGAACTAGGTTTGGTTGGATATGATCCAACTGGCACTGGTAGACTTTTAACACACGTAATTTTTCACCCTGTACAAAAATCATTAAACAGATTAATTCAAATTGATTATACTGTAAGGGTACAAAGTTTATCGGGGCTTAGTAACTAATGGCATATTCAATAAATTTTACTGATCCAAATAGAGCGCCAATCACTGTAGAAGATGGCACTACTGATACATCAACTAGTTTAAGTATTCCAGGTAGAAATACTGCAAACTATGGTACAGTTATTGGACAGAATTTTATTCAACTGTTAGAAAATTTTTCTAACTCGTCAGAACCTACAAGTCCTGTACAAGGTCAGTTATGGTATGATACAAGTGTTGGTGTTTCAACATTAAAAATTTATGATGGTACAACATGGGTAAACGCAGGTGGAATCAAAAAAGGTGATATTGAACCTGATGTAACTTCTGCTATTGCTGGTGACTTATGGAGTGACACGGACAATAATCAACTTTACTTATTTACAGGTACAGGTTGGATATTAGTTGGTCCTGAATTTAGTGATGGTTTACTTACAGGTACAAAGCCGACTGTTCTAGTTGGTACAGACGATATTAATTATACAGTTTTACAATTTGAAGTACAAGGTGAAGTGCTTGCAATTTATAGCACAAAAGCATTTACACCAAAGTCAACTATTGCAGGTTTTACTGCAATTAGTCCAGGTGTAAACTTAGCATCAAGAACTTTATTAAATGCAAGTCCTAAATATTTAGGTACAAGTGAAAAAGCAGAAGCGTTAGTTATTGGCGGAGAGCCAGTACAAGCAAGTAACTTTTTAAGAAGTGATATTACAAGTACAACAACAAGTCCAATCGTCATAAGAAACAATGAAGGATTGCAAGTAGGACAAGACGGTCTAGTTACATTTGCTGTTGAAGGCACAAGTGGTATTATTAGTAACCTAACTTCAGGATCTAGTATTGACATACGTGTTAACAATTTGGGCGTTAGTAAAAATGTAATTAGAGTTGACTCAACAGAAAAAGTTGGTATTAACAATCCAAGTCCAATTGAAGCATTAGATGTAACAGGTAATATTCAATCAAGTGGTGCACTTATTGTTAACAGTACAGCAGATTCTAGTAGCACAGGAACAGGATCACTAACAGTAAAAGGTGGACTAGGTGTTGCTAAAAAATTATTTGTAGGCACAGAATTAAATGTTGCAGGCGATATTAACAGTGCAAATATTTTACCGCAGTCTAATAATACAAGTAACTTAGGTAGTGCAACTCAAAAATATGCAAACGTGTTTGCAACAACATTTGTAGGTAACATAACAGGTAACGTTACTGGTACAGTTTCAGGACGTTCTGGTAGTACAAATAAGTTAGCAACAGCAACTACTTTCCAAGTGCAGGGCGATGTTAGTTCAAATCAAATTACATTTGACGGACAACAAGGTGGTACAAATAAAATATTTACAACTGAAATCAGTAACGCATTTATAGCAAATAAAACTGATGTATCAACATCTAACATAGATGACGAATTTATTATAAACAGAACAAGTGGTACTCCAGGTACATATAAGATAACACAGCGTAATTTATTAAGTAGTGTTACAGGTGTTTCACCTGTAGGTGTTGTTGCACCTTATGCAGGAGATAGTGCACCTAATGGTTGGTTGTTATGTAACGGTGCAGAAGTTAAAATTTCAGACTACTTAACATTATTCCAAACTATAGGTTACAAGTATAAAGACCAATCACTTGTTACTTCCGGCTTTTTTGCTGTGCCTGATTTAAGAGGACGCCAGCCACTAGGTGCTGACAATATGGGCGGTAGCAGTGCAGGTAGAGTTACAAATGTTAACGCAGACGTTATTGGTAACTCAGGTGGAAATGAGAAGAAAAATATTCAAGTTGAGAACTTACCAGAACACGAACACGATTTACGTGGACCAAGTGGTGATCAGTACTATGTAATTAGAGATATTCAAGGTGTTCCAACAGATCCAGAAGGTATTCAATATGATGCACCAACTGGTTCACAGGCTGGACAAGCATATCCAACATCAGGTAGTATATTGACTAACGATGCAGTTGGCGAACCATTAGATGTTATGCAACCGTTTACTACAATGAATTATATTATATACACAGGGGTAGGTGGCTAATGAGTTATCAAATAAACAAAACTAATGGTGCTTTACTTGTAGATCTAGCAGATGGGCAAATAGATAATAGTTCTACAGACATTACATTAATTGGACGTAACTATAAGGGCTTCGGCGAATTTATTAACGAAAACTTTATAAGCGTATTAGAAAATTTTGCAAATACTTTACCGCCAGCTAATCCTATCACAGGACAACTTTGGTGGGACACGAGTACAAACAGATTAAAAGTTTACACAGGAACTGAATTTACTACAGGTGGTGGACCTATTGTAAGTGCATTACAACCTAACATGGTGGAAGGTGATCTTTGGATTAATAGTGAATCTAAGCAGATGTATTTTTTCGATGGTAACCAACCTTATCTTTTAGGACCTGCTTACAGTACATTCCAAGGAATAACAGGATCACAAGTTGCTACAGTGCTTGATAATCAAAGTACAAGTAGAACAATTATACAATTCTACATTGGCAATACACTTACAGGAATTTACAGTAAAATTGATTTTACACCTTCAGTTGGTGCGGCAACCTCAGTAGGTAACTTAGCACTTATCAAAAAAGGTTTCAATGTAATTGATGCAGACTTTAAATGGAATGGTACTGCAACAAGAGCTGATGCTCTTATTGATGCAACAGGAGCAACAAGACTTGCGGCACAGTTCCTACCAGCAGATACAAACGGAACTACAAGTGGTTCTTTAATTATTCAAAACTCGCAAGGTTTAACAGTTGGTACTTCACAAAATAATAAAATGTACATTCTTGGTACAAGTTATGTAACTGAAAACCAACTTACAGATCACGACTGGCGTGTAAGAGTTAGAACTACTGACGGACCAATTGATGCTTTTTATATTGACACAAGTGAAAAGAAAGTTGGACTATTCACAGCAACACCTGCATACACACTAGATGTAAATGGTGACGCAAGAATTAAAGGAAATTTAATTATTGAAGGTGATAGAATTGGCGTTGAAACAGAAACACTTAGAGTTAAAGATAAAAATATTGAATTAGGTATTACAGATGACAGCACATTAATAGATGATATTACAGCAGACGAAGGTGGTGTAATATTACAATCATCTGGTGGTAGTAAAGAGTTTGTTTGGAGACAAAGTACAAATGCTTGGACAACTAATGTAAACATTAATTTAGATGGAACAGCATTAAAGTCTAATGGTATTACACTTATTCAAGGTACAAGTGCTCCTGGTATTACATCACTAGGTGCATTACAGAGTGTTGATATTGATAACGTTAATATTGACGGTAACACAATTTCTTCATCAAACAGCGGATTACAAATTACAAGTGCAGGTACAATATTAGTAACAAACAACCAAAAAATTGGTGGAGTTGCTGATCCTACTGATGCACAAGATGTTGCTACAAAGGCATATGTTGATAGTGCAATTAACTTAGAAACACTAAGTTTTGCTCTAGATATTACAGGATTAACAAATACCCAAGTAGCACTAGTGATAAACGATATTGCTCCTGCGGCCACTAAGCAAAATGGCACAGAAGCGAGGGTACACTGTACTGATACTCAAAGTGCTACTGCAACCTTTACAGGTGCGGATTTGATTGCATCTTTGCAGAAAACTGAGGTAGCTGTACAGGCATTAGATGGTAGTGGGAACGACGATGGGTCGGTATCTGTTCTAGACGATATTACATTCGTAGATGTTACGGGTAATGTTAGTCTAACTGTTGCTCGCTCTTTGAAGTTATTTAGAGTAGTAGGCGGGGCTTGGGCATATATAGAAGACCTGACTTCTAGTGTTTAACGATAAATACATACGATTAGGAGTTATAACTGATGGCATACATTATTAATAGGACAAATGGTACGCAACTTACAGTGGTTGAAGACGGTACTATTGATCAGACTACCGATCTTAAGCTAGTTGGTAAAAACTACGCAGGATACGGTGAAATACAAAATGAAAACTTGGTTGCATTGCTTGAAAATTTTGCAAGTGGACAGCAACCTACTAGAGCTATTGCAGGACAAATTTGGTTCGATAGCACATCTAGTAAACTTAAATTTTACGATGGTACAAAGTTCCGTACAACAGGCGGAGCAGAAGTTAGCACTACACAGCCAGTTGGATTAACTGAAGGTGATTTTTGGTGGGATACTACAAACAATCAATTGTATGCCAACGCCGGAACAGGCGGATTTGTTTTAGTTGGACCACAATCCACAGGTGATAGTGTTAGCCAAATGGTTACAAAAGAAGTACGTGATACAACTGCACAACTAAGAACAATAGTTACAGCAGTAGTAAATGACGAAACTTTATTTACAATTAGCTCCGAACAGTTTACAATAGATAGTTCAGATCCATCAAATGCAATTACAGGTTTTGATGTAGTGCGTAAAGGTGTTACTCTAAGAAATACAACAGATAGCACAAACGGTGTAACAAGTTCAGATCACAGATTTTGGGGTACTGCTACAAACGCACTTAAATTAGGTGGCGTAGATGCGGCAAACTTTATTCAATCTGAACCAGGTGCAGATGCATCATTTAACAGTATTGCAAGATTTATAGATGACGGTTTAACAATTGGTACATCAAATGACTTATTAATTGCAATTGAAGATGGTACACAAGGTAAAATTGTTAACCAAGTTGGTAACGAATTACGTTTTGCAGTAACAAGCAGTAATGTAGAAACACTTGTAGCAAAAATTGCAGAGACAGGATTTTTACCTGCAACAACTTTAAGTTTTGATTTAGGTAGTTCATCTTTCAAATGGAACAATGTTTATGCAAATTCATTTAATGGATTAGCAACAGCGGCAAGCACACTAAGACTTTCTGGTACTGATTATTCTGCTAGTACA